GAGTTGTGAACTTCTACCTAACTCATTGGAATAAGAATTGCGTTGAAAACGAGTTTAATATTTACTATCGCATGAACAACCCTAAAGCTACCTGGACAGATTTTGAGGATCTCTGGAAAGATAGTCGTAGCAAAGGAATGCTTGTTGTAAACGATGTTATAGGCTTTGATGCCAGGATACTCCTCAAGGGTGGATCAGCGCTCAATATTGAGGAAACAGAACTAGAAGTGAAATCCAACAGTAAGGGCGATCTTCTCCGAGGCTTCCGCAATTTCAACAAGAATAAAGTACAGAACAAGGTGTTTTTGAATACCTTTATGGATATGGTAGCCTAACATGTTGATATACTTGGGCAAAAAAGATGCAAAAAAGTCAAAAAAATGCTTGACTTTTAGCGTAAAAGGTGCTATCATATACACATAAACTGAAGAAATTGATATATTTGTGAGGACTTATATTATGCAAAATGATCGTAAAATACTTATTAATGCTCTTAAAGAAAAAGACAATGCCGACGGCATCTTTAAGCGTATTGACATCCTTAGGACAGCCGAAGAACTTGGACTAGCTTTTCCAGGTTGGATTGTCAACAAGGACGACTATAAAATTAGCCGAGGTGTTTATAACCTAGCAGGCATGTTCCAAGGTAACATGTCTCCAATTGTTAGCGCACCTAAGCCTGTAGCCAAGCCAATCCTTGAGGTTGTTACTCCTGAGGCTAAGGTTGTTACACAGGCAAAACTAACCGTAGACATTCAGAACTTGGTACCGCAGAAGGACACGACATTTGTCCCATTTGGTTTCTACCGAGACCTTAAGCGTGTATTAGAGTCAGCAATGTTTTATCCAATTTTTATCTCAGGTCTCTCCGGTAACGGTAAGACTACGATGGTAGAACAAGTATGTGCGAATCTAAAACGTGAGGCGATTCGTGTAAACATTAGTATTGAAACCGACGAAGATGATTTGATCGGTGGCAATACCCTAGTTGATGGTAACGTCGTCTATCGAGAAGGACCGGTCCTCACCGCCATGAAACGTGGCGCGGTTCTTATCCTTGATGAAGTAGACCGCGGATCCAACAAGTTGATGTGTCTCCAGGCCATCCTTGAAGGTAAAGCGTATTTCAACAAGAAGACTGGCGAGACCGTCGCTCCTGCTCCAGGGTTTACAGTAGTAGCAACCGCTAATACAAAAGGCCGTGGTTCAGATGACGGCAAATTTATCAGCGCCCAACTATTAGACGAGGCGTTCCTGGAGAGGTTTGCTATCACCGTGGAGCAGGAGTATCCTACAGCAGCCGTTGAGAAAAAGATTGTTCTCAACAAGATGGCTAAGGCAGAGTGTATAGATGAAGAATTTGCTACACACCTTGTAACATGGTCCGAGGTAATTCGTAAGACTTACTTCGAGGGTGCCATAGACGAGCTAGTTAGTACCCGTCGACTTGAGCACATTGTAAACGCATACGCCATGTTTAAAGACAAGCTAAAGGCTGTTCAACTTTGTGTAAATAGGTTTGATGAGGATACAAAGGCAGCGTTTGTAGATTTGTATACAAAGGTTGATCCAACTAATCCTCAGCCTATAGAAGCACAGGAGCAAGACGAGTTCGATGAAACTTTCTAACTTTATTCGTAGGTTCGGAAAAGCACTCCCGGCAGATGTTTGTCGGGAGCTCGTATCTATATCCAAAAAAGGTCTAAAAACGGCAGTAGATGCCGGAGGAATAAAAATACATACTGACGTAGGGGCATTAAAACCTATGGCAGGTATGTATAATAATTTTAATTCTGTACTAGGTTCATACAAAGGACTAATGGAAGAGGCACCGCTTCATGATGATTTAGAACATGAAAGTTTAGAATGGGAAGCACCTTACCTTTGTAAAATACCTAAAGGTGTAGAAGTACAATCCTTCTTTGATAACTATGGTACACATAAAAGACGTTGGATGCTATTGTGTACACTAAATAGTACCGACGGATTTATTAAGCTCCCAATAGCAGGTGCAGACTTACCGCACGTTCGAGGTGATATATCTATTTTCCCATGCACATTTTTACATAAGCTGTGCATTCCAGAGGATACAAAAGATAGATATATCTTATTTACTTATTTGAGATTAACAGATGCCAAAGCCCAATTATAAATTTAACGAAGATCAACTCATTCAAGAGTTAAAAGAGTATGTGGATGTTACATACAATCAACATTATAGCAAATCTCAATTCCAATCCTCTGAGTTCATTATGGACTGCGGACACGGTATGGGATTCTTTTTAGGAAATGTTCTAAAGTATGCACAACGATATGGCAAAAAGGATGGATTTAATAGAAAGGATTTATTTAAAATCCTACATTATGCCCTTTTAGCATTAAATGAACATGATAGGAATTATAAATAAGTAGGCACTTAACCCTAAACTAGGAGAATAAAAAATGGCACACGTCGTTGTATACACATATACCCGTCCCAATACAGACATAGACTTTACGTCTCCTTCTGTAGAACAAATGGATTGGGATAATGCGAGAATGGCATCCATTGTGGATAACAATATTGAGTTATCTTATCAGTTTGGTGAGACAGGATTACAGCTTATTGCCACTCATACAGCGCCAGACTTGGAATCTTGGCAAAATCATTTAAGAGTTTTATTGCAAAATGATGGACAGGCTGTAATGACTGATATGCGAGAAAGAGCTGAAGCAGACGGTATTACTATTGAAGTTACTGTTAATGGTCAGCCTGTTACACATTCAGATATGCTAGCAGCAGTATCTAATCTATAAAACGGTACACCAAACACTTGACTTAATTTGAATTTGTTCGTATAATATACGGACTTAATAATGGAGTAAACTATATTATGAAAATCAGTAAAACTACCCTCGAAGTTCTTAAGAATTTCGCAACGGTAAATTCCAACATTCTCGTTCGACAAGGAAATGTTCTTTCTACAATTAGTACAGGAAAGAACATTTTCGCACGAGCAGTCGTAGATGAAACTTTTGATAAAGAGTTCGCTATCTATGATCTTAATAGCTTACTTGCTTTACTTACACTTATGGAGGACACCGACGTAGAGTTTGGTGATGAATCTCTTAAAGTGATTAAAGGTAGTAGTGAGTTTGAATACTTTTATGCAGACCCTAACATTATTGTTTCTGCTCCCGACAAGACTATTGATGTAGATGATTTCTACTCATTCGACTTGTCCTCAGAAAACTTGGGTATGATTATGAAAGCAGCCGCGATTACAGGTGCACCTATGCTAAGTATCGTGGCAAGTGGTGGTAAGGTAACACTTACTGTAGGTGATCCTAGCACGCCTAAGAGTAACAGCTTTAAGCAAGTTATTGGTGATGCTACTGTAGAGTTTGATGCAAGACTGCAGATTGAAAATTTAAAAGTAGTTCCTGGATCATACAAGGTTACAATCTCTAAGAAGAAGTTTATGTTCTTACAGAACAGCAAATCTGATCTTAAGTATTGGTTGGCACTTGAACGCTCTTCAGAAATTGGAGAATAATATGGAAGAAGGAAAATTAAATTTTAACCTAAGGGAAGTATCCAATGGTTGGGTACTTGAAGTTTCTAATTCAGATGATGGTGCAGAATTTATCTTCACTAGACCTAATCAAGCTTTGACTATGATTAAAAAAATTCTTAATGAAACTTTTGATCCTTTCAGTGATGGAGAATAAAAGATGCTTAATTTAGTATCTGATCTTAGTTGGCCTGTTCGTGTAGATAGCGAATGGGCTGAACTAACATCTAAAGAAGTATTTGAAGGTAAGCGTGTAGTATTGTTTGCACTGCCAGGTGCATTTACTCCTACATGTTCTAACTATCAATTACCTGGCTATGACGAACTCTATGATGAGTTTAAAGCGCATGGCATTGACGAAGTATATTGCCTAAGTGTCAACGACACTTTTGTAATGAATGCGTGGGCAAAGGACTTGGGAATTAAAAATGTTAAACTTATCCCAGATGGTTCTGCTAAGTTTACACATTCTATGAATATGCTTGTCGCCAAAGACAATTTAGGCTTTGGTATTAGGTCTTGGAGATATGCAATGGTTGTTAATAACGGCGAAGTAGAAAAGCTGTTTGAAGAGCCAGGTAAATCTGCAAACCACCCTGAGGATCCATATGAAGTATCTGATCCTCAAACTGTGCTAACTTATTTGAAAGGTGGACGGCACATTGAACTTACACTAAATGATACCGCTGACATTAAAGAGCGAATTGGTAAGTAAGTTTTTTTATTATATTATGGAGTAAGTGATGGAAAGTAGAGCAGAGCAGTTTCTATGGGTAGAAAAGTATCGCCCACAGAATATTGATGACTGTATTCTACCTGAGGACACTAAAAAAACATTTAAGGAGTTTCTCAATAAAGGAGAAGTTCCTAATTTGCTTTTGTGTGGCACCGCAGGTACAGGTAAGACTACAGTAGCAAGAGCCTTGTGTGAACAGTTAGGATGTGATTACATCATTATTAACGGTTCAGATGAAGGCAGGCAAATTGATACCTTAAGAACTAAAATTAAGGACTTTGCTAGTTCAATTAGTTTTGAAGGAAAAACAAAAGTTGTAATCATAGATGAGGCAGACTATCTAAACAAGGATAGTGTTCAGCCTGCTCTACGTGCGTTTATAGAAACATTCTCTGAAAACTGTAGGTTTATTTTTACATGTAACTATAAAAATCGTATCATTAGTCCACTACATTCCAGGACTACGGTTATTGAATTTAAAACAGGTAACGGTAATAAGCCTAAGTTAGCAAGTGCCTTTATGAAAAGAATGCAGGACATTCTTAATTCTGAAGGCATTAAGTATCATGAAAAAGTATTGGCAGATTTATTGATTAAATACTTCCCAGACTATCGACGTGTTATTAATGAACTACAAAGGTATTCTGCGGCAGGTGTTATTGATGAAGGCATTCTCAGCAACTTTGCAGAAATCAACACAAAGGAGTTGATTGCTTCCTTGAAAGAAAAGGATTGGCGTAAGATGCGACAATGGGTTGCCAACAATGTTGATACAGATCCACAAGGCATCTTTAGATACATCTATGATACTCTACTGCCTGAGATTAAATCTATACCTCAGCTTGTTTTACTTATTGCAGACTATCAGTATAAAGCAGCGTTTGTAGCAGATCAAGAAATTAATCTTACTGCCTGCTTAACTGAAATTATGGCAAACGTGGAGTTTAAATGAAAAAAACGAAAATAAAAAAACAATTAAAAAAGAAACTAAAGGCTTTTCACAAGTTCATGAAACGTGGTAGACTTGCCAAAGTAGTAAACAAGACTTTATCAGAATGAACAGAATGAAAAGAGCAGTATTAGTATTTGCATTTATTGTTTTATTATTATTAGTAGGGTTTGGTTCTTATTATGAGGCAGACTTTATGATGAAGAATGCAGAACTTTTAGCATCTTCCTATCAGATCAGAGGTCGTTGATGGAAAGTATTTTAGAAGGCTTTGGTCCAGCAGTAAGTGAAATCAATGAAGAAGATTTCGTAGAAAAACTTGCGAAGATCTCCCCTTTTGATTTTGCCAATAGCATAAACTACACCAAAGAAAATTTGATTGTAGATGATTGGACAGAGAATCAATACAATCCTTTTATAGTTAATCGTGCTATGGGGTATGGTGCTGATACAGTTATTGCTGGCAATGAAATGAATTCTAGATCTCATTTAGATAAAAAGATGCAGTATGATTTTCTTTGTGCTGTTGTTCGCAAAAAGAAACGCTACAACAAATGGTTGAAAAGTGAAGAAGAAAATCTTGAAGCAGTACAAAAGTATTTTGGTTACAGTTTCAATAAGGCAAAAGAAGCCTTAAGAATTTTAACTCCAGAGAACATTGAGGAGATCAAGGAATACCTAAAATCATCTAAAGGTGGAAAATTATAAATAACTAAGAATTCCATAGAGTAATTATGGATTAGTTATAAGGTAAATGAGATGAACAACAAAGAAGATTTCTTTGATATTAATTTTCCAGGTTATTTTCCTTTAGAGATAGAACTCAACAGTCCTGATGACTTCTTAAAAGTCAGGGAAACATTGTCTAGAATAGGCATTGCTTCTAAAAAGGATAATGTTCTTTTTCAGTCTTGTCATATTTTACACAAGAAGGGAAGATACTTTATTACGCATTTTAAAGAACTGTTTGCTTTAGACGGCAAAGCGGCAGATTTTACAGAGAACGATTTGCAAAGAAGGAACACAATAGGTAAACTTCTACAAGATTGGGGACTTGTAAAACTTTTAATTGAATTAGAGGAAGAAAATTTAGCCCCTCTAAGTCAGATTAAAATAATTGCTTTTAAAGAAAAAGATCAATGGGATTTAATTCCAAAGTACAACATAGGTAAAAAACGATAACATAATATGATCCTAAATTTGACGCCGCTTATATATTATGAGGACAATTTTCTAACGAGTTACGAATGCGAAACTATAATAGAAATGAGTCGAGATCATTTAGAACGTTCAAAAGTTTTTGACAAAGACAATCCAATAACAGATGCAAGGACTAGCTATCAACATTGGCTATCTCATACTGATTCCTTTGTCAAAACGTTTATGGAAAAGGTAGCATCCAAAGTAGGAATACATCCTGCTCAGAGTGAGCCGCCTCAAGTTATTCGATATGATAAAACACAAGAATACAAACCACATCATGATACTTTTGATCTTGTAAAAAATCCAGAACTTATTAAGTCGGGAGGACAAAGAGTTCTAACTGCATTAATGTATTTGAATACTCCTACTTCTGGGGGAGGAACAATTTTTCCTAAACTGTCTAGAAGAGTAGATGCAGTTCAGGGTCGCTTAATAATTTTTCATACATGTTATCCCGGAACAAACATTGAACACCCATTTGCTTTACATGGCGGAGAGCCTGTAGGACTAGGAGAAAAGTGGGCTGTTAATTTGTGGTTTAGGGAAGGTGAATTTAATCAAAACCCTTAAACTTTTATAAATAAAATTGAGACGCCGAAAGGGTCTCGTATAACTAACCTTGCTAAATATAGGAGGAAACTAAAATGGTAAGAAGATATACTACAGCCAACATGGCTGATTTTTTAAATGATGTAAAACCTTTCACTGTAGGTTTTGATAGAATGTTAGACAATCTTGTGAATGTTTCAGAGATTGCAAACAATTATCCACCCTACAATATTGTAAAGGTTGAAGATGAAAAATTCATTATTGAAATTGCAGCAGCAGGTTTCACAAAAGATGAATTTAACATCAACCTAGTACCCGAAGGTAATAAACTCGTTGTTCAAGGTGTACAAGACCGAGGCGAAGATAAAAGAGAATTTTATCACAAGGGTATTGGAGCTCGTAACTTCACAAGAACATTTGCATTAGCAGAACATGTTAAAGTAGAAGATGCAGAGTTTGTAGATGGAATGCTTTTAATCACTCTGATTAGAGAAGTTCCAGAAGAAAAGAAAGCAACAACAATCAAAGTTAAATAAGGAATAAAGCATGGCCAATGTCCAAATTATAAAATTATCATCTGGTGAGGACATCATTGGAGATATCGAAGAGATACAAGTTGAAGGCAGGGAATTTGTTCTAGCCAATAAACCTTGTTTAATAATGATGGTTCCTAAACAGGATAATCCCAATGAGTTTGGCATTGGCCTTGCTCCCTATGCTCCTTTTGCTAAAGAGCATAAAGTACCTATTATGCCAGCACACATCGTTTCAATTTATCAACCTGAGACATCTTTGCTAAATGAATACAATAGACGATTTGGTTCAGGACTTCTTGTTCCGGACAATAATATTGTTACTAAGCAAACTTTAAAAGGTTGATATGTACGAGTATAAATGTAAAATCGTAAGGGTAGTAGATGGTGACACCGTGGATGTCGACATTGATCTCGGTTTCGGAATATGGTATCGTAACCAACGAGTGCGATTATATGGAATTGACACTCCTGAAAGCCGGACAAGAGATAAGGTTGAAAAGCAATACGGACTTATGGCGAAGGCATTTCTTAAAACGGCCCTTGGGAAAGAATCAACTTTACGGACTCACAAAGACGCCACAGGGAAATTTGGTCGTATCCTTGGAGAGTTTATCGTGTACGATGCCAAGGAAGATAGAGACCAAAGCGTAAAAGATATAATGATTCGAGAACACTTGGGTGTTGCTTATTTTGGTCAATCCAAAGAGGATATAGAAGAAGCCCACTTACTCAATAGAAAGAAAGTGGTCATCTAATACTTGACATTATCCTCCAACGATACTATAATTATGACTTATTTGTGTTGGAGTTATTATGAATTTTTATACGTTTGCCAAGCACTATGGCAACAAGATACTAGTTCGAGGTGTTCGAGATGGTAAACGTTTTACTTCTCGACACGACTTTAAGCCCACCCTTTATGTAAAAACAGATAAGCACTCTAAATACAAGAGCATGTTCGGTGAAACACTTGCTCCTGTAAAGTTCGAGACAAACAAAGAAGCATCAGAGTTTGTAGATAGATACAAGGAAGTTTCTAACTTTCCTATCTTCGGACAAACACAATGGGGTTACCAATATATCACAGAAAAATATCCCGGCGAGATTGCCTGGGATCCTAAACACATCGACATCTATTCTATTGATATAGAAACAACAGCAGAGAATGGGTTCCCAGATGTAAACAATCCTATTGAGAAAGTTCTTCTCATAACCTTACAAAACAACAACACAAAAAAGATAACAACATTTGGACTAGGTAACTTTACTCCGGGCGAGGCTACTAAGGACTACAACATAGACTATCGCCCCTGTTCTGACGAACGAATTCTATTACAAAACTTCTTAGATTGGTGGAATGCTAATACACCTGACGTTATAACAGGTTGGAATACAGAACTGTTTGACTTGCCTTATCTTATTGCTAGGGTAGAACGTATCTTAGGTGACGAGGATAAAAAACGTTTCAGTCCCTTTGGCTTAGTTGCTAGAAAAAATCTAACGATAGGTGGTAGGGAGCAAGTTAAGTATGAGATGACAGGCGTTGCTCAGTTAGATTACCTAGACTTGTATAAGAAGTTTACATACATTACCCGAGAATCCTACAAACTAGATTACATTGCAGATGTAGAACTAGGACAAAAGAAACTTGAAAGTGGGTTTGATACTTTCAGAGAGTTTTATGAGAATGACTGGAACAGGTTTGTAGAGTATAACATCATTGATACTGTCCTTGTAGATAAACTTGAGGACAAGATGAAGCTAATTGAACTTTGTCTAACAATGGCATACGACGGCAAGTGCAATTATGCAGATGTATTTTCATCTGTTAGGACTTGGGACTGTTTGTTGTACAATCATTTGATCGATCAAGATGTTGTGATACACTTGAAGCCCGATCGTCCCTCAAGAAATATTGCAGGTGCTTATGTACAAGAGCCTGTACCCGGTGAATATGAATGGGTTGCTTCTTTCGATGCGACTTCACTGTATCCCTCAATCATTATGCAGTATAACATGTCTCCAGAAACACTGGTTCCTGGTTATACATTTGATGTGCAAATTAAAGACTTACTTACAAAAGGTTATGACTTATCCCAACTTCGGGATAAGAACTACGCAATGGCAGCTAATGGTTATTGTTTTACTCGGGAAAAGCAAGGATATTTCCCAGAGATTGTACAAAAGTTTTTTGATGATCGTCAGAAATATAAGAAGTTGATGTTGGAATCCAAGCGTAAGTATGAGGAAACAAAAGCAGACGTATACAAAAACGAGATTGCTAAGTACAACAATTTTCAGATGGCTCGTAAGATTCAACTTAACTCTCTTTATGGTGCGATGGCTAATGAATACTTTAGATACTATGATGATAGGATTGCAGAAGGTATTACATTGTCCGGACAATATATTATTCAGGACACAGCACAAGCACTAAACCTTTTTCTCAACAGGGTTTGTGGGACTAATAATGAGGTAGTATATAGCTTTTACTCCGACACAGACTCATGCTACATTACTCTCAAGAACCTTGTTGAGACTTTTTACAAAGACAAGCCTAAGGATAAGATTGTTGACATCCTAGATCAAATAGGTACAGAGCAGATTGAGCCCTGTATTGATAAGGCAATGAGTAAACTTGCTAAATACACAAACGCCTTTGAACAAAAAATATTCTTTAAACGTGAGGCAATCGCAGATAAGGCCATTTGGATAGCAAAGAAACGTTATGCTATGAACGTGTGGGATAATGAAGGTGTTCGTTATTCTACTCCAGACTTAAAAGTTATGGGTTTGGAAATTGTTCGTTCTTCTACACCTGCTCCTGTTCGAGATAGTTTACGAGAAGCCGTTAGACTCTGCTTAACCTCAGATCAGGACACACTACATAAGTTTATTGAAAGCACAAAGTCTAAGTTTAAAAGTATGAGCCCTGAGGAAATAGCTTTTCCACGTGGGTGTAATAACATGGCAAAGTATAGAAGTTCCTCACACATCTATAACAAAGGAACTCCTATGCACGTTAGGGGTAGTTTGCTCTACAACTTTTATCTAGAAAAAAATAATCTTTCTCATAAGTATGAACAAATTCAGGAAGGCGATAAGATTAAATTTTTATATTTGTATGAGCCTAACCTTATAAAAGAAAATACGGTTGCATTTGTTACAAAGCTCCCCGAGGAGTTTGACTTGCACAAGTACGTTGACTATGATACAATGTTCCAAAAGGCATTTTTAGAACCTATGGATACTATTGTTAAAAGCATGGGTTGGACAACTGAACCTGTTGCTACATTGGAGGATTTATTTTCATGATAAAAACATTAATTGTGGGTTATGGCTTTGTTGGAAAAGCAACAGAGTACATGTTAGAGTTTACAGATGCTCAGGTATCTAAACATGATCCTTTGTTGGGTTATGAGGAAGGTAAAGAAAAGAAATACGATTTTGTTTTTCTTTGTGTACCTACTCCAGATAATGGTAAGCATTTAGACACTACTCTTTTAGAAAAAGTGTATGAGGAATGGAAAGGTAAAGGACAAATTATTATTAGAAGTACAATAGGTCCCGATCAAGTTAGTTTATTCCCAGATGCGGATTTTATGCCAGAGTTTCTCAGGGAGAAACATTGGAGAGAAGATGTAGTTAGCAAAGAACTTCCCATAGTTACTTCTAATAAAGTTTTGGGTGAATACCTACAAGACTTTTTTATGTTGAAGGACATACATATTGTTAGTGGTAAAGAAGCTATGATGTTTAAGTTGGCTAGGAACACAGCCCTAGCTATGCGAGTAGCATTAGCAAATGACTTTTATGACATTTGTGAAGAACAAGGTATGGACTATGAGAGTATAGAAAAGATGTTATCCCGAGATGTATCAATTGGAGGATCACATTGGAAATGCCCAGGGCCCGACGGTGGTTTAGGTTTTGGGGGAAAATGTTTACCAAAAGACTTGACACATATGGCTAACCTATGTAATAATACAACATATCACAATCATATGTTAGAGGCTTTAAAACAAAATACAATTAGACGTGTCAGGCAATTAGATAAACTCTTGTCTGGTATGGAATGGTAAGGAGATATTATGAGTTTACTTGATAAATTAAAAAAGAACAGCACGATTAAAGAATCAGAAATATTATCTAATTCTAAATTTTTTAATACAAAGGATTTAATACAAACGTCTGTTCCAGCACTTAACGTTGCGTTGAGTGGAAAACTAAATGGAGGACTTACACCTGGCTTGACAGTTTTTGCAGGTCCTTCTAAACACTTTAAGACAGCATTTAGTTTGTTGTTGGCTAAATCCTATCTAGATAAGTATGAGGATGCCATTGTTCTGTTTTACGATTCAGAGTTTGGTTCACCTCAGTCATACTTTCACACCTTTGGTATTGATACTGATCGTGTTGTTCATACACCTATTACAGATATTGAACAGCTTAAACACGATATCATGTCTCAGTTAAATGGATTAGAACGAGGTGATCATGTTATCATTCTTGTTGACTCCGTAGGAAACTTAGCTAGTAAAAAAGAAGTAGAAGATGCCTTAGATGGTAAGAGTGTAGCTGATATGACAAGGGCTAAACAAATGAAGTCGTTGTTTAGAATGATTACACCTCACCTAACACTAAAGGATATTCCTGCAGTGGTTGTTAATCACACATACAAAGAGATTGGATTGTTTCCTAAAGACATTGTTTCTGGTGGAACAGGCATTTATTATTCTGCAGACAATATCTACATCATTGGTAGACAGCAGGAAAAACAAGGTGCTGATCTAGTAGGCTATAATTTTATTATTAATGTTGAAAAGTCTCGCTTTGTTAGAGAGAAGTCTAAAATTCCAATTGAAGTAACTTTTGAAGGTGGTATTAGCAAATGGTCCGGACTTTTGGATATGGCAATGTCTTCTGGACATGTTATTAAACCTAGTAATGGTTGGTATCAAAGAGTAGACATGGAAACAGGTGAAGCAATTGATCCTAAAGTTCGTGCCAAGGATACATACACTAAAGAGTTTTGGTTGCCTGTATTAAAAGACGAAACATTTGTAAAATGGATTGAGAATAGATATCTTATATCCTCAAGCGACGGCATTATTAAAGATGAAGTTTCTGAAGAAGACATTGAAAAAGCCTACGAAGAAGCCTGAGGGATCTTGTGATAGATGTCAAATAACTATCTGGGAAGGCGATAGGGCTCTTTGCTTTCATGGAGAAGGCGGAGAGCTTTATATATGTGAGAATTGTGTAGAAGAAGTAAGACGAGAATATGTGGACGAAAACATACTTTGAAGTTTGGCCTGTATTAGACTGTAATCTTAAATGTGCTCGCTGTAGCATGGCAAGTCCCTACTTTAAAAAGAATACGTTTTTAAATTTTAAGGACTATAAAAAAGATATTGATGTACTAAAACAATGGTTCCACATTGATCTTATACGAATAGGTGGAGGAGAGCCAACACTACATCCTAGAATTGTAGACTTTTTAAAGTACCCTAAGGAGCAGGGCTTTTGTTATAAGACTAATATAATTAGTAACGGCATAAACCTTGTAAAGATGACAGATGAGTTCTGGGAAGCACTTGATATTTTAAACATTAGTGTTTATAAAAATGTAAACATTAACTATGATAAAATTTACAGGCTAATAGAAAATAAACTAGCTCAGTATCCTCATTTGATGTGCCATGAAATTACCAATCCTAATGTTGTAGACAATCTCAAGGCTGTTCAAAAAGACATACATAGTAAAAATTCAACTGTGAATATTCTATCTGGAAACTTTAAAGAGCTGTATAGAAACACTCCTCAAAGAAATGATATGCTAACTGAAATAGCATTCAGAAGATGTTGGATGAAGGATAGTACCTGGGGATTTCACCAAGGAAATTTTTATAGATGTCCGTTATCTTTTGTAAAAGAAAAACTTTACATACAGGAAGGCTTAGACAATCCATATGACTATGGCTTAGATAGAGTTAACCTACACGAAAAAGACAGCAAAGAAAAATTAGAAAAGTTTTTATATGGTCCTATAAGTCATTTACAAGCATGTAAAACATGCTATGCCTTTAATGACGGTGAGGATTATCCTCATGAACAATTAAATAGAATAGACGTGAGAGATATATTACATGTATAAAATTGTAATGACAGGTGGTAATAAGGGTTTCGGTGTTAAACTTTTTGAGCAACTAAAACAAGCAGGACACGAAGTAGAAAGATATAGCAGGTCAAACGGTTATGATATTTCAAAACCAGAGGATCGTCTTTTTATTACCGATGCTACAAATTCATGTGATGTTTTTATAAACTTGGCATACAATCATTCTTCCTTAGATAACTCACAGGAACTAATGATTAAAGAAGTTTATGAGAGGCATTATCCTACACATAATTTATCCAATGCAGTTCCTCAGCGTGATAATGTTAAACCTTTATTGATAACTATAGGAAGCCATGTTGTTTGGTGGGAGGAGTATGGTGAAGAAGCAAAAATGTATCGCCCACCTGATGCAGACTTCTATAGTGAAATTTTAAATTTTGATGTCATGGCAGAATATATAAAATCCAAAAAATCTCATTATGAGTACGTTAAGGATAAAAGGATTTCAAACGTAAGGCTTGGTGCTATTCATTCTGGTGTATCAGCTACAAATCCGGTCACCAAGGATATAGCAATGCCATACGATTCAATGTATAATGTAATTAATTTCATAATGGAAATGTATTTTGATAAAACGATTTTCGTATATGATATTGAGGTAAACTAATTGAATAAAATTTTAATCATGGGACTTCCTGGTAGTGGCAAAACTACATTAGCAAAAGAACTAGCATATCATTTTCTTGTTCCATATTACAATGCAGATACACTAAGAGAGAAGCACGATGATTGGGATTTTACGGAAGAGGGGAGACTAAGGCAGGCTTATCGTATGTCTTTTTACGACTTTGGTATATTTGATTTTGTTTGTCCACTCAAAAAAATGAGAGATATTGTAGATGCAGACTATATAATATGGATGGACACAATTAAAGCAGGAAGATTTGCAGACACTAATAAGATTTTTGAGTCTCCACAAAAATACAATTTAAGGATTAAAACATGGATTGGACAAAACCAACTACTCAACTCCTTGGAAGGTTTCAGCCCTGGCACAAAGGGCATACAGAGCTATTTAAAAGAGCAATTTCCAAGACTGGTCAAGTAGTAATTTTACTTAGGGCTTCTGATGGAACAGAAGGTAATCCCTATGACTTTAACGAACGCTCAGTACAGATTACAACAGCTTTGGCAAAAGAAGGCTTTTATTCTTCAGAACATTATGTTATAATGAATGTTCCTAACATAACACATATTACCTATGGTAGGGACGTTGGTTATAAAATTGAACAGGAAAAATTAGAAGACAAGATAGAGGAAATCTCTGCTACTAATATCCGTAAAGGACTGCAACAAATTGCAGACACCCACCCTATGGAGTAAAATTAATTGAAGACAAGAATTGAAGATGCAATTTTAAATAACCTGCTAACGAATGATAATTACTTTCGAAAAGTAATTCCTTTCTTAAAGGCAGAGTATTTTTCGGGTGAACATAAAATAATTCTAAGAAAAATTGTAGAGTATTCTGAGAAGTACAACGACCCACCCACAAAACAAGCATTAAGAATTTCTGTAGATGAAGATAGAAGTATATCTGAATCTGACTTGCCCGCTGTACAAGAATGGGTAGATGAAATTGCCCAGATAGAGACAGACGAGGCGTGGCTTCTCGATGAAACTGAAAGGTATTGTAAAGACAAAGCAATCTATAATGCTATTATGGAAAGCATTCAAGTTATAGATGGTAAGGATAAACAAAGAGGTCCTGATGCTCTTCCAGGAATGTTATCAGAAGCATTACAGGTTGGTTTTGATAACAACGTAGGACATGATTATATCGAAAATGCTGATCAACGTTTTGAATTTTATCATAGACTAGAAGAAAAGCTACCCTTTGACTTGGAAATGTTTAACAAGATAACAGAGGGAGGCCTTGCTAACAAAACATTAAATATTGCATTGGCAGGCACGGGTGTAGGTAAGTCTTTGTTTATGTGTCATATGGCGGCTGCTTGTATATCTCAAGGTAAAAATGTTTTATACATTACTCTTGAGATGGCAGAGGAAAGGATTGCAGAACGTATAGATGCAAACTTGTTTAATTTGCCTATACATGATTTGAAAGACTTAAGCAAGTCTATGTTTGACGATAGGATATCTAAAATAAATAGCAAAATACAGGGTAGGCTAATTATTAAAGAATATCCAACAGCATCGGCACATGCAGGACACTTTAAAGCGTTATTGAATGAACTTAAACTTAAAAGAAACTTTTCTCCGGACATTATTTTTATTGACTATCTTAATATCTGTTCTTCTAGTAGGTTCAGAGCAGGATCGTCTGCTAACTCATATACTATTATTAAGTCTATAGCAGAAGAGCTAAGAGGACTTGCTGTAGAATATGATGTTCCTATTGTTAGCGCTACACAAACTACAAGGGGCGGTTACAACAGCAGTGATGTAGAACTAACAGATACTTCTGAGTCCTTTGGCTTGCCTGCTACAGCAGATTTAATGTTTGCTCTTATAAGTACAGAGGAGATAGAAAAGTTAGGACAGATGATGGTTAAACAATTAAAGAATAGATATTCTGATCCTACTAGAAACAAAAGATTTATGATAGGCGTTGATAGGGCAAGAATGAAATTGTTTGATTTAGAAAATCCTACAGCAGATCTTCAGGACACAGGTAAAGATGATGGCCCTGTATTTGATAATTCTAAATTTGGTAGCAGGTTTGAGGGCATTAAGTTTTGATTTTAAATTTTTACGGAATAGAATGGGAAACAGTTGATCCCTGGACTACAAAACATGCTGTAGCAATCAGAGACAATCTTCAGTATATGAAGGAATACTTTTTCCTTGACAAGGATCGAGAGTTTTATTTAGAAAAAATTCGATCCTTATGTGAAGAACTTTTAATCCCAGAAACAGCACACTTTAATTTCTCAAATCCTACATTGATGTTTCAGTATTTGGAAACATGGATAGGAGAATCCACAACAGCACAGAGACAATCTTATCTAGATTTAAGAGACTATTTAATATTGTATGAGAAGGCAGACTTTGAGCAACCATTGCATTGGGGGTTTAAAGGTGGTTCAAAAAGATTTAGATTACGAGACGAGGATTACTTTAAATTTACTTTACAAAGAAACTTTGGAGATATGTTTTTATCCTATCCTCACCTTGAAGGAAGATCATTTGAACAAATAGTGGCAACAGGTAATTTTAATATAGACCAATCTCTTCTTGTTCCTCAATATTGGACAAGCACAGACTTTGAAGTACATTTAGACGATCCTATTACGGAAGAGGACGCGGAACATTTAAAGGAACACTATAAGGCTTTCTATCAAAAGATGCCAGACAAATTGCCTTATAATTTTCACGACCCTAGGATGGCGTTAGGTGAAATAAAAATTGCTACACTAAAAACAGAAATAGACAAAGAAGAGCTGTTAAAAGTATTTAAAAACATAAGGGAAAAAAAGTTATAAATAGTTCTTGATTACTTTAGTAAGGAGAACTATTATGGCAGAAGAAGAAGTAAAGGCTAAAGAGTTCCACCCTGCAGACACCAATGGTGACGGTAAAGTAGATGATGAAGAAAAAGCAATGTACATGGAATTTAAGAGAAAAGAACTTGAAGACCAGGATGCAATGCGAGACAGTCAACGTAGTATGGCTTGGTTTGCACTTTGGGGTATGTTACTCTATCCTTTTGCTGTGGTCGTTGCTAGTTTAGCAGGACTAGAACAAGCTCAAGCTACATTAGGAGATATGGCACCAACATATTTTGTAGCAGTAGCAGGTATTGTTGCAGCATTTTTTGGAGCTCAAGCATTTAAAGGTAAATAAGAATTGATAGATTACATTACGGCAACGCACAATGCCTTTGAACTACATGATGAGTATAGTACACAGACTCCGGTACCACATGTAAGACTAAAAAACTTTCTGCCAGAAAATCTAGCACGCAGAATGTTTGAGGAGTCGAACACAATACCTGATCATCACTGGTCTACCTTTGAGAGAAATGGTAGTCGGATGCAGGAGTGTATAAAAACAGAACACATGCCAGTCGCTAGAGAATTTATTGAAGGATTACATGGCGCTTTGGGCATGGAATGGTTGTGCAAATTAGTAGGAAGAGATGATTTAATTTCTGATCCTTATCTAGTAGGAGCAGGATATTCTAAATCTTGGAATGGCGACAGTTTAAAAGTTCATACAGATTTTAACTGGAACGACAGATTAAAATTACACAGAGCACTTTCCTTAATCGTATACTTAACACCCGACTGGGACCCTGAATGGAAGGGTGCCCTAGAGTTCTGGGATCATAAAAAAGAAAATATGATAAAGGACTTTCCGTGTGAATTTAACAGTGTAGTAATATGGGATTACCATAAGAGAGGATTTCATGGTTATCCTAAACCACTAAAATGTCCTGAAGATGTACACCGGACAACTTTTAGATTATTTTTCTATTATAGTGATGCAGACTATAAAGATGGGGATAGGCCTCATAGAAGTTTGTATTGGTATGATAAAGAAACAGATGAGCCCTTTGATTTACCAACAAGGAAATAATAATGAGATTTTACAGTGCGGCCAAACGAGGTGATGGATTCCTCAATCAACATATCTATAAAATGGATACTGCTCTAAGTGATCCAAATGCAATCTATTTTTACGATAGACTAGATGCCGCAGTTCGTGGTGTTAGATTTGAAGACTTGATGTCTCAAGAGCATTGGGATCATTTAAGAGATACATTCGGTACAAAGATATTAATATACTTTCCAGATGATTATTTTAATAAAAGAGATTTGGTTGCTATTAGAAACCAGCTAAAGAGACAAAAAATACCTGTAGAAAAAGTTCACTGGATTGTTAAGGACGAACTCTTTAGAAAATTTGTTTTGAAATGCTGGAAGGATTACGGCGAACCTCATATCTATCTTTATGGTGCTCTTCAATTAAGAGTTCCTTGGGTGCCTGAAGAAAAGTTAATACAGCCTAGCAAAGCACAATTTTCTTGTTTCAGTAGAAACTATCACCCAGAAAGATTGGCACTATACCTAGATTTTTACAGAAAAGATTTTTTAAGTGATATGATTTTTTCATTTCACAGAATGAATCCATACTTTATGACTGATGCGGATAAAGGGCCACAGGCTGAGTATTTAGAACGTGTTAAAATCTATACTACAGAAGAGATGATAAAGGATGCAACAGAAATTCTTAAGGGTGAAGTAAGACCTGGAATAGCAAATTGGATAAGGAACACCCCTTACGAAGTTGATCCAACCTCCGATCCAAGACAAAAATTGGATAAGTGGAATGATGTAATTGTAAATGCAATTTTAAAAACTGACATACATATTTTAATAGAGTCTCACTATCTTCCCTTTAAAAACTTTTATGGAGATTACTTACAATATCAGAACGGCGATTTATCAATACAAGATTTTAGCCCAGCATTCTTAACAGAAAAGACCTATAAAGCAATACTTTGTGCCAAACCTGTTATAGCATATTCAACACCATACTTTATGAAAGAATGGCTTGACATGGGCTTTAAAACATTTCATCCATACATAGACGAAACATATGATAGTATAGAAGACGACAATCTCCGCCGACATGCAATTTGTATGGAAATGGGAAGATTGAAGGCAATGAAAAAAACAAACCCTGAACAATATGCTGAAGTTATGTCAAATTGTAATAAGATTGCTCTATTCAATAGAAACGTATTAATACAACAAAACTTAGATCAACAGCAAGATTTTCAGGATGTTCCTTGGTTAAAGGATACATTAATTGATTGGAGACCTTATTGGATTTCACACGATCCCGAGGACTTTGTTAAAGATCAAGTTCTACAATTACGAGAGGCAAATTACAGTAACGAGCCTAAACAGTGATAGTTTTAGCAATGCCTCGATCAGGAGGCACAAAATTTTGTTTAGATAAATCTGAGGAGACAGGCTTACCTTTTTTTGGTGAGCTTCATTCTACGCACATACAAGAGTATCCAGATGTATTCTTTGTATCTATTACTCAGATTAAAAAAGAAACGCATGAGGCACCTGTACAGCCAGAGTGGACAACAGAGCAATTTATGAAGGGTTGGGCAGATCATAAGAACAGAATAGTCCTAGCCAATGCAGAAACATCTACTCAACTTTTGCCCTTTGCAGATTACTATTTGGTTAGGCGTAATTGGAAGAACGTTTTCTATTCATCCTATGACTATATACTGAGAAGTCAGTTCGCAGAGTTTATCGATTTTAAGCAGTTCGTTATGAACTCATCTAAAGTCCTAGCCAATAGCTATGCATCTATACTAGATTACTGCTATTTCAACGATAAAGAGATCACATGGTATGAGGATCTATATGACGTGAACACGGAGTATAACCTATTGAAAACTAATAAGGATTTCAACATATTTGACGAAACTATCCAATCCGTAGCTAACGGATTCGGCATATCCCAAAAGATTGACCGTCTGTCTTAGGGCCTGAGGGTACCCTAATACCCCACTAATACCCAGATATACCCCCTCAAGAGAGGCGTTTACAGGGGATCTCAGAGCGAAATGTAAGTCATTGATTTATATAACGAAAAAAAATTCAAAAAAATGTGAAAAAATGCTTGACAAATGGTATAAAAGGCTCTATAATAGTGGTATACAAAGTGAGGAAGTGGTTATGTCGAAGTTAGTTATTTGGACCCAATACAAAGAAAATTACGGTGCCCATGATTGGGACGGTAAGGGCGAGTGCCCTCAGTATTGGAAGTTCAAGGGTGGCGACACCTATGTTGTTCGTAATTTGAGCACTGCTCAGATCAACAAGATTGCTCAGGAGGGCATTCCTACTCTGACGGATCTCATTGAGTACCGTAACGAGGCTTCCGAGGAGTATATCCTAGGTTGGGAGATCGTTGAGGACGATGCTCGTGAATGCGAGGATTGGGATACTGTAACCGAGTTTGTCTGGAAAATGGATCGTTGGATTTGCCAGCGTTTTACCAACAATGACGAGCATGGTTACATGCGCCGTGAAATTCTCGCTAAGAGTGAGTCATGGATTCCTCTCTCACAGAGCGAACGCTCAGATTATAAGTGTGAATTCAAAACTGCCAAAGGGTGGTTCACTGGCGAGCAACTACAAAAAGAACTGGAGGCAGCATAGAATTGATCATTTTGGTCATCTTTTGCTTGACTTTCTCAATTAGTGGTGCTATAATAGTAGGGTAAATTGTTAGGAGAAATACATTATGTCTAATCAAACTTTTAAATTTGCGGGTTATTCTGTTACGTCAAACGGTGTTACTAAGGCACGTTTTGGCAACGACATGGTTTCCCGTATTAAGAAACTGAAAGATAACTCGGAACACTTTTTTCTCGAGTTACCTTCAGCAATGACTAAAAAAGATGCAGCTAAGTATCTTTTGGACAATGCCGATATTGGCAGTGCTCAAACTAAGGATGCTCTTTTGAAAGTCATTCATCGTAACGTTCCTAAAACTGTAAAGGTAGTTAATACTGCCCCAGCAGTTTCTGGTTCGACAACTGTAGTAAATGAAACGTCTAACTAATAGGAGTATATTATGACTAAGACTGTATCTACAAACCAAACCAAGAAGATCCTTAACTTCTTGTCTTCAGGGCAGAGTCTTTCTGAGGCTCAGGCTGAAAGAATGTTTGGAGTTCGTTCAGTAGGTGCTCGAATTGCAGAACTTCGAGAAGCAGGTTTTCCTGTTTACACCAACGTGAGCAAGACAGGTAAAACTGTCTATCGCCTCGGTACCCCAAGCCGAGCAATGATCGCTGCAGCTTATTCTGTAGCAGGTGCTACTTTATTTAAGTAAGCATTTCTTTGTAATGAGAAAGTCCTGGGCAAGACTTACAAAAGGCCCACTTTTGTTGAGTGTATAAATATCGAGAGCCGCCGGATTAGCTCAGCAGGTAGAGCAGCTCACTTGTAATGAGAAGGTCGCGAGTTCGATTCTTGCATCCGGCACCACTTATTTAATGGAGAATATTATGGTAACACCAACCGAAGTTTTACAAAAACATTTCACTGCACAAATTGATAAACATAAACTCAATGTGCAAATTCTTTTAGAAAATCCTAGAGCAATTCCAGAGCATACGGACTTTGCCGAAGCTGTAGAAAAAGAACTAGAGCAGGTGGCACATTGGAACGATATGCTTGAGGCATTACGTTTATGCGAGCAGTAGTAGCAGCCCTTACATCGTGGGACGCTGAGAAACTAGATAGATGCCTTGCCTCTGTTCCTGAGGACATTGATAAAGTCGTTATTTGTAATACACAAGACGAAGGTTATCCTACACAGGCAAGACTTGTGGCTAGAAAGCATAACGCACATTATTTTACTACTGTATCTAATGGCACACCTGGCAGAGGTAAACAGACAGTTTTAGATTGGTTCTCTACAGACTCACCTCATGACTGGCTTATACCTATAGATGCAGATGATTATTTCTTCGAAGGGGGTATTCAGAAATTGATGCTCCTATTGCACAAACATCAACCAGATGTAATTGGACTAAAACACAATCCAATGTTCTTAGATGGTAAACCAACAACATTGGAGAATGCTTTAGACAACGGAGAGTTTTTTGATGCAGGGTATGTAGAAGGTAGTCGAAGAAACTTAGTCGCTTTTTATGAGCTTCAACAAACCTTGAAACAAATTATTCCTTTTAACAGAATACTTGCATTGTCTAAAAAAGGTGCAGGTTGTTTTGAATATACAGATCAATTATTTGGTTCTGAGGACATCATAGCTAATGTCGATTTGTATAGAGAGCATTGTAATGGCAACATTAAATACTGCCTTACAGAAAAGGAAATCTATATGTATGATTGTGCTAGAGGTTCTTTGATGAAGTTCTTTCAAGATACTAGAGCAATTATAGCAACTATCAGTAAGGTTAAGAGCAAATTTGATTTTGAAAGACAAGAGCTCCAGGTTATTTGATACAATAGACAGTAAGACTGATATTGATATCATAAAACAATTTTGCGATGATGCTAGGTCAGATGGGCTGGAAGGTAGTCTAGCATTTGAAACAAAAGGTTGGCACAACAACCAGGCGTCTTTTCTATACAAAGTTATAGTTGATAAGACATTTGATCAGGACAAGGGTGGGGTATATATTGTCTGTAAAGATGGTGATCGAATAGTAGCAGGACAAGGCTCTTGCAGATTACATGATACAGAGTATATGATTTTTGGAACACGTGGTTACACAATGCCCAAATATAGGAATAGGCATAACTATGATTTCCTACAATATTGTACCTCAAAATTTTGGGAGTTATACATAAAAGAGTACAAAGGTTATATTATGGCCTTTAATAAGTACAATTACAAAATATTTCTCAAGTATATGAGATTAAATAATGTAACCCCCGATTATTTTGATCAATATGTATGGCACAGGGGTAGGAAAGTAGTGCCTATGCGTCCTCATCCAGATCTAATAAATATTAATTATACGCCACAGCACGTTTTATATGGCGGTAAACATGAAGCAGAACTTTTGGAATATTTGAATGCAAACAAAGTCTAAATTAAATTGGAAGCATATGGTAGGATGGCATAATGCTGCACTTACCTTTGCACAGTTTGTCATTGTTCCGTATTCCTTTTATCTTTTATTCACGCACGATCATAACATTGCAGGAGTAGCAACTTCTGTTCTCATAACATATCTTTTTTGTAGTGTTGGTTTTACAATAGGCAATCATAGGTACTTTGCACACAGAGCATTTAAAACGACACGAACAAATGAAAAGATCCTATCTATACTAGCTATACTTGGTACGTGGATTAGTCCATTGAGATGGGCTGCAAGCCATTACCATCACCACAAACACTCTGATACAGAATATGATATTCATAGCCCTAGCTATTTAGGTTGGAAATCTATGTTCTTTCTATTTCACAATTATAAAGCACAGCCAGCTCTTTCATTGCCTGCAGGTAGACTAGCTAAAGACAGTTGGCATACAGCCATTCACAAGTACATTTATTTTATTATTTTATTTTATGCACTATCTTGTTATATGTTATTTGGTTTTAATGGTTTAGTATATGGTTGGCTTTTTCCAACTTCTTACACTATACTAGGACAGATGTCTTTGATCAATGCACATGACAACGGCAAACCTATAGATTCAACTTTTGTCAATATAATGACAATGGGCGACGGCAATCATGCTAAGCACCACGATGACCCAAAAGATTACGAGAAGGATATCTTTATTCGTCCCGTTATCAATTTTATTAAAACATAAATGGTCATCTTGTAGTTGATTTTATTTTTTTATGGTGTTATAATGTTTTTTAATCTAATGGAGTGTACCTATGGCAAACAACGTCTACAATGATATTTCGCTAGTCTCTAGCAACAAAAGTGCAAGGAAAAAATTTATTGAAGCCTTTCAATCGGTAACGGATTTGAATGAGTGCGGATTAGAATTTTCTTCTATCCTTCCTGAATGGGATGGTGAATGGGCTTCGCGTGAATACATGGAAGAGTACGTTGGTCCAAAGTGGGCAAACCTAGATGATTATCAAGGTGATGACTATGCTTATGTTGTTTCAGCATGGGGCCCGCCGGTAGCTTTCATGAGACAATTAGCTAAAGAACTAAGCATGTTAGATGCAGACGTTAAACTTCGTATGAATTACACCGACGAGTTTTATAACTTTATAGGTACATGGGTATTTGCTAACGGTGAAGAAGATTATGAAGAAGCCGATGGTGATTGGTTCTTTAGAAAAAGAGCAGAAGAAGTAGGCACCCCGCTAAAAGAATATGACTCTTTTGAAGATGATGGGTGGTATGATTTTATTGATGAAACAATCTTCAGCTGGGCAGATGAAATGTTGAGAGACAAAGATGAAATTAAATTACTCTGAGGCTTTTAAAAAAAGCCAACGTATAGGGTTTACCTGTAGCACATTTGATTTGTTGCATGCAGGACACATCACAATGCTTGAAGAAGCTAAACGAAATTGTGATTACTTGATTGTTGGACTACAAAACGATCCCACGTTAGATCGTCCAGAGAAAAATCGTCCAGTACAATCTATTGTAGAAAGGCAAATTCAATTGGCAGCTGTAAAATATATCGACGAAATTGTCATATATAATACAGAACGAGATTTAATTGATTTGCTTTTGACTTTACCTATTGATGTTAGAATTATAGGTGAGGAGTATAGAGACAAAGAGTTTACAGGAAAAGAACTTCCTATAGAAATGGTTTATAATTCTAGAAAGCATTCCTTTAGTAGCACAAGTTTAAGAAAGAGGGTAGCAGATGAAGCAGTATAAGGTTAGAGAAAGAAGGTTAGGAGCTCTTGAAAGATTAGAGAGCGCAAAGTTTTTCCCAAAGAAAAACAAAAAGGGACAAGAGCGTTCCGAAAAGACTTGGGAAGAAAATAGGCAAGCTCAAATTGAGACTTTGAAGAAGAGGGTAAACTTTGCATAGGTTTACCGAGCATGTAACGGAACTACATAATATAGCTCGCAAAGTTGAAATTGAATTTGGTAATGTAAATGGCACAATATCTCAAACATTGAGGAAATGTGCCGATCGATTAAATGAAATTGGAAAAGGTGAAAAAAATGAGCAAAGAAACAGTACAAAGAAAAATAGCTAATTGTATTATGGCTAGTAAGAGGGCTTTAGATCCTAGTTTTAGAGCCTATTGGAAAGATACGGCATCAAAACTAGCAACTCAGTACAATGTGAACTTAGAAGAAATTAAAAAACATCCGGAGTTTTATAATGCTAAAGCTAGTAGCATGCACTAAGTTATGGAATAACATTGGCACGTCGGATATTCCGATGTGGCGTGTTGTTGGTGGTAACGAATATATTATTGCTAGGTTTGAAGAGGAGCCCACTTGGGCAGACGTGGGCGAGGCAGTAACTAAGTTCATGCACATCCTTGAAGGTAAGATTCAAATGGGGATTGTTGAAACCTATGTTGGATTTGATTTGTTTGACAATAACAATCTAACACATGGCGAAAACTTTCAATTACAAAATGGCGGAACTATTGATTTCCCCACAGAGGACTTAACAAAGTTAGATGTTCGAGAAGACATGGCTGGAATCTCAGGGGAAATTTGAGAACAAAGATAAGATGCCACCTAGGCTAACTATAGCCTATTCTTACTTTGAAGAACCTGAGTTACTAGAAAAACAAATAAGTCTCTGGGAGGATTATCCTCCTGGAGTAGAAATTTTTATTACAGATGATTATTCTGTAAAATATCCAGCACATGATATACTTAAAGATGTTTATTTTCCATACGGTGTTGATATACAGCTTTGGAGAGTAACAAGAGATCTAGGATTTAATTCTCATGGTTGTAGAAATTTAGCAGCCAAGTACGCACCAACAGATGTTATTGCTTTTTTAGATATGGACATGACATTAAATCCAGGTGATGTTGGGCAGTTAAGAAGAATAACTTATTCTAAAGGCAGAGCATACTTCTTCAATATGTATAGTTATGCTAAGAAACAATTTTTTCAATTCCCAGGACATTTGAATACATTTATTGTACATCGAGATACCTATTGGGAAGCCGGTGGTTATGATGAGTCCTTTACGGGATATCATACAGGAGATAGAGAATTTCATCAACGTTTAGAACAGGTTTCTACAAGAAACAATGTTGGTATTACCTTAGGACTACACCGAGGTGGTAGAAAAGCTGTTGTTGATGTGGGTGTAGAGGGCATATTAGAGTATGATAACGAAAATATGCTAATTAAATACTCTAAACCTGTTCCAAATTTGGAACAGTTAAGGGGTACAGTTTCTAACAAAATAAACTTTCCTTTTGTTAGATTGTTATAAATAATAAAGCACACATGTATAGTGTGCTTGATATATATATCAGGGAGAGACTTATGAAAAAACTAGCTATTGCCTTAATGGCGACTGGCTTGTTAGGCATGGTGGGCTGTGCTTCCACGGGTACCGAGTATTACGAGGCTATCAGGAAAACAGCAGAAGCTAATGCTTTAGCAAGCGCCGCTAAATATGAGGCGTTATCAAAAATAGCAAGTAGTGGAGATCAAGGGGCAGCATCAGCCGCGGTTATGGCTATTGCGCTTACTCAAGACAGGTCTGTAGTTCCCCAATATGTTGAGTCAGATGCCTTAAAGTGGGCCAGCGTCTTAGTACCTGGAGCCACTACATTAGGTAGCATCTGGTTGCAAACGGACTTAGCTAAAGCTCAATCTAATAATAGCAAGGAAATTCAAATGGCAAGTTTTGCTTCGAATCAAGCTATTCAATTGGGACAGCAGGACATGGTTGTTGGTCTAGGATCACAATGGTCTACTGCTTCTACAGCTAGTGCTGATCTTGCGATTGCAGGATTTACTGCTCTTAATACCGCAGGACAACAAACAGTTGACTTAGGTATTGCGGGACTTGGCACTGCTGATAGTATTGCAGGTGCTGGCTTTGACGCCACCACCAACGTTGCAGGCTTAGGTTTTGCCACTGTTGACAGTGTTGCAACAACCGGATTCCAAACTTCACAAAACATTTCAACTGCAGGTATGACTGGAATTGTAGATGTTAGTAAATGGGGTATGGATGGAATGGAGGCACTTGGTACAGCCGGCATGACTGGCATGGTTGATATTTCAACAGGGTACAATACTTTGTTGGATAGCATTCAAACTACCAATGCTGCTACTCTAACTACCACGTTGGGTGACGCTAATGCAACTAACTTGTCGGGACAGTCTAACTACGCTACAATCATTGCCAGCTTACAGGCAACGATTAATCAAATTAGCGCAGATCTAGCAACTCCAATTACTTGTCAGGATGATGGCACAGGCACTATTGTTTGTAACTAATTCCTAACCAACTAGGGCTCGAAAGAGCCCTTATCTTTCTTTAGATCTTATAAATACTTGATTCCCATAGGGGAAATAAGTCAAAATAATGCTTGACAAAAGGCTCATTTTGTGCTATAATAATGGTATAAAATGAAGAAACGGACTAAAGAAATGCTCTCATTCAAGAAACACATTACAGAACAGACAGAAGAAGACAAGCTCAAGCACTTGGAGCATGTAGAGGATCACGTCATACACGGAGGCGAACAAGGGTTTGCCCACGCCTTCCACAATTTGAACGATGTACATAACAAGTTGCTAGGCGGACAAAATGACACCAAAATTACTGTGAAGTATGATGGTAGTCCATCAGTCGTTTTTGGTAAGCATCCCGACACAGGTAAATTTTTTGTAGGATCTAAATCTGTGTTCAACAAGAAACCTAAAATTAATTATACACCTGAGGACATCGATAAGAACCACGGCCATTCCCCAGGGTTAACACAAAAATTAAAGGCTGCACTAGCACACTTACCTAAAGTTCACTCAGGTGAGGGTGTTTATCAAGCAGACATTATGCACACAAAAGGTGATGTTCGACACGATGGCACTCGTGTACATTACACACCGAACACAATTACCTACCACCACGATTCTAGCTCGGAACATGCACAAAAGGCTATGAACTCTCAAATAGGTATTGCAGTACATACAAAATACGAAGGCAAAAACTTTGCAGATATGAAAGCTGTTCATGGTGCAGACATTGAACTTAATGATCACCCTGATGTACACAATCTAAGTGTTCAACACGATTTAAGCAAAGTTGCTTATACACAGGAACAGCAGTCAGAGTACAAAAAACATATGGCAGCAGCCACAGAAGTGTTTAAGAAAACCAAAAAAGAAGCACACGCACACGTTGGCAAGCATGCAGAACACATTAAGACGTATATCAATCAAACTGTTCGCGATGGTAGTGAACCCAATCATGATGATTTCATAAAACATTATACAGCACATCATGATAAAAAGATAGCAGGAGTTAAATCGCCTGCTGCTAAGGCAAGACACACAGCAACCCGAGATAATGCCATTGCACATGCTAGTAAAAGCAAAGAACATATTACTAGCGTTCTACAAATGCACAAGCATTTACAAAATGCCAAAAACGTATTAACAAATGCCTTAGCATCCCATTCAGAGGTTGGACATGAAATTGGTGGGTTGCCCACAAAACCAGAAGGTTATGTTGTACACAGAAATGGACGCCCTTCTAAGTTTGTAGCACGACATGAGTTTAGTGCTGCCAACTTTGCTAGAGGAGACGAATTAAAAAAAGGTAAGTAAATGACGAAGTTAAAGCACTGGTGGTTAAAATTAATTAAAGAAGAATGGGAGTTAACCATTTTTCATATAGGTGATACAAAAGTATTGCCTGATGGTAGTAGGTTAGAGACAAGTTCGCCAAAGACATATCGTGTCAAAAAGCTAACAAAAATTACCCCTACACATTTTAAGTTTACAGACACACAGGGACAAAAACATGAAATTAAAACAGTCGCTCCTGTGGGTTACAATTTAGTAAAGGTATTTTAGATGCAAAAAGATAAACATATTGTGTTCGCATTTGGTAGGTTAAATCCTCCTACTGCGGGGCACAGCAAACTAATTGATAAAGTACATCAGTTAGCAAAGCAACATGGCGCAGATCACAGAGTTATTGTTAGCCATTCTTTTGATAAAAATAAAAATCCTTTACAGGCACATCAAAAAATTAATTACTTAAAGCACATTCATACGGGTGTTAAGTTTGAGGCAAGTAGTAGAGAACATCCTCATTTCTTAGCACATCTTAAAAAAATGCATCAAGAAGGACATACGCATGTAACTATGGTAGCGGGTTCGGATAGAGTATCAGAGTTTCAAAGACTAGCTGATAAGTACAACGGACCTAATGGTGAGTATCACTTCAAACATTTGAAAGTAGTATCTGCAGGACAGAGAGATCCAGATGCAGATGGAGTAGCAGGCATTAGTGGGACTAAAATGAGAACACATGCCGGAAATAATGATTATAAAAGTTTCAAGTCTGGGTTGCACCCCAGGGCATCTGATATGCACGCTAAAAAACTATTCCAAGCAACAAGGCATGGAATGGGATTGCATGAAGATTCCGATTTAAAAATGTCCTTCAGTAAATTCTTAGTGGAGGAAAACAATGTGGTGGTTTCTAGTTAGAGCAGTCGTCTCTGGCATTATAAGTTCATCAGCAGGTCAATGGTTTTTGGGAACAAAAGTAGGTATTTGGTCCCAAGATAAAATCAACAAGTACCTAGACTATCTGTCTGAAAAATATGACTTAGCTATTCTCAAACAAGAAGAGAAATGGCGTCGTCAATATCCCCTATTAGCAAAACGTATAGATAAATTGGAAGAGTGGTCTCACCCACCTGTAGCTCCTGGCGGTGCTACAGAACTAAAAGATGAGATAGAAGAACTTAGAAATATTATAAATACAATGAAACAAGGGAAATAACCTATGTTAAGTTTTATAGAGTTTTTTGAAGAAAAACAGAGACTTGATCCTAAGTGTTGGGACGGGTATAAGAAGAAGGGCACCAAGATGAAAGGCGGTGTTCGTGTAAATAATTGCGTCAAGGAAGAAGCCGGCAAGGACATGACGGTTAAACAGCTACAACAAAAATTTAAAGACGGGACGCATGAAGCATTAACAGATGTCAAAGTGGGTCGTCATGTTGAATTGCGCAATACAAAAACAGGCAAAACCTCTCACCATTACGTGAAAGAAGATAAGGGTATGGAAGGCATGACCCAAAAAGGCGGTCATAAACGTCCCACTGAAGATGGTGCCGGCCTGACACAAAAAGGCGTTGAAAAATATAGACGTCAAAATCCAGGAAGTAAACTACAAACTGCTGTTACTACTCCTCCTAGCAAACTCAAACCTGGTAGCAAAGCGGCAAAAAGACGTAAATCTTTCTGTGCTAGATCACGTAGCTGGACAGGGGAAAGAGGTAAAGCAGCAAGAAGAAGATGGAATTGCTAATATGATATTTAGGTTATTACCATTATTAATGCTTGTTGGCTTCTTTGGTGCAGGTTATCTGTACTACAAAGACACCCAAGCAAGAATAGAACAATTAAGAGAAAATAATGCTAAACTTGAGGTAGCAGCAGAAGCAAACCGAGAAGCATTTGAAATCTTACAACAGGAAAACGCAGCCAATCAAGTAAAAATGGCAGAACTTCAATCTGAATTACAACAGGCAGAAGTGTACCAAGATGAGTTGATTGGTAAATTGAGACGTCATAACTTAACCGTATTGACATTACAGAAACCAGGTTTAATTGAAAACAGAGTAAACAATGCAAGTGAAAAATTACGAGAAGAGCTACAAGGCATTACTTCTAATCCTTAGTTTAGGATTGGTTTTACAGGGCTGTTCTACATTGCGCCCAGAGCCTAAAGTTATAACACAAATACAAACAGTAGAAAGGACAATACCTATACAGGCACGTCCAAAAGGTTTAAACTTAAACCAGTTGTACTTCTATGCTGTTACAGAAGAGAACTTTGAAGAGTTTAAAGAAAAATTTGTAAAGGATAACGGAGACTTTGTATTCTTTGCTATAAGTGTTCCTGGGTATGAGAATTTATCTTTAAACATGGCAGAACTTAGACGTTTTATAGAACAACAGACAGCACTGATTGTTTACTATGAGAAGCAGGCTGTACCTGTAAGTGAACAATCTAGAACAGAGGAATTAAGAGAGAGACTCCAAGATGACGGATCTGACTGAGAAATTAAATGCTGATAAAAACAGCATAGGCGACTACATCGACGATTTTAAAAAGTCTGACGCCCCTCAATTTAAAGGCAAAGGCAAGTCTAAACGTAGAAGTATGGCAGTTGCTGCTTATCTTGCATCTAAAAGAAAGAAAGAGTCGCATAACGAAGGCAAAGAGCATTCTTGGAAAACAGACGGACACTATACACAAGACGGTAAAGAGTGGAAAGGTCCACAACACGCACACGACGGTCAAGTAATGACAGGTGAGAAGCACACTGAG